TATTCGTAGCTAAATGGGACACAGAAGTAGTTTTATTTGCAGGTGGTGCTTCTAAAATATTTAAGTTTAATTCAGCAACAGAAGCATTAGATGATAAATCTAAATCAGGTGGATATACCAGCACATTTCCTTGGAGATTTACCCAATTCGGAAAGACAGTTTTAGCTTGTAATGGTACAGCTATTATCCAGTATTGGACAATAGGAACATCTATATTATGGGCAGATGTAGCAACCTCACCTACAGCAAAACATATAACAGTTGTTAGAGATTTTGTAGTAACAGGAAGTTTAGCAACAGGAACTTTAGGTCGATCTACAGTAAGGTGGTCAGATATTAATGATGAAACAGATTGGACAGCAGGAACAACATCACAATCAGATTTACAAGTTATTGCAGATGGTGGAAATTTAGTAGGATTAACTGGTGGTGAGTTTGGATTAATATTTTTAGAGAAATCTATAAGTCGTATGTCTTATGTAGGAAGTCCTCTATTCTTTCAATTTGATAATATCTCAAGAGGATTAGGTTGTTTAAGTGGTAATTCTATTTGCCAATATAATCAAGTATCATTCTTTTTAAGTGATGATGGATTTTATTCTTGTGATGGTAATCAAGTAACACCGATTGGTAATGAGAAGGTGGACCGCTGGTTTTTTAGTGACTGTGATTTAAGTTTAATCAGTAGTATGACTGCATCTATTAATCCAGCAGCTAATATAGCAATTTGGAATTATGCAAATGTAGGTGGTGGTAGAAGTATGCTAGTTTATAATTGGACATTAGGTAAGTGGGCGAGAGTAGAAACATTAGCTACTGTTCTAGGAAACATAGCTACTACAGGAACGACTTTAGAAGGATTAGGTACTCTAGGGTACACAGATATAGATGCTATGCCAGCAAGTTTAGATGCAAGACTTTGGGTAGGTGGTAAATTCATGTTTGCAGGAGCAACAGGCACTAAAATATCAACATTTTCTGGATCAACATATAATTCTGAATTAGTAACTACTGATCTTGAAGTTGGTTATAATTCTGTAATTAATTTATTAAGACCACAAATAGATAATGGTAGTGCAGATATTTCAGTAGCTAGTCGTAGAGAATTAGATGACTCTATTATATTTGGGACAACAGTTTCTACTTCATCAGAGGGTAGAGCTAATGTTAGAACTGGTGGAAGATACCATAGAATTTCTGTTAAGCCTACAGGAAGTTGGATAAATGCTATGGCAATAGATGTAGACTTTAAACCACAAGGCAATAGATAATGTATAGAATTTTGCCATATCAAGGCGGTGAGCCAAGAAATGTAGCTGAAGTAATTAACTCTGCAATGGCAGGGAAAACCAACAACACAGGCTCTGTTACTTTGAGAGCTTCTAATACAACTACAACTATTACAGATGAAAGATTAGGATTTGATAGCATTATTTTATTGTCGCCATTAAGTGCAAATGCAGCAGCACAAACACCTTATATTTCTACTAAAGCAAAAGGAAGTGTAATAATTACACATACAAGTACAGCACATACAGACTTAAACTTTGATTATATTATCGTAGGTTAGGTGTTATTATTATAGTATGAAACTATATATAGTACCTACAAATCATGTACAGCAGTATTGGCATTTAGCTGAACCATTATTACAATTAGCATTAGATAAAGGTAATGATGAGTTTACTGCTGATCAACTTAAATTAATGATTACGCAAGGGCAACAACAATTATTACTCTTGATGAAAGATGATAAATGTTATTGTGCTGTAACTGTGCAATGGATTATGTACCCTAATGATAGGGTTTGCTATATCACCTACATAGGTGGTAAAAACACTAAAGCAGGATTTGAACAATTTAAAAATTGGGCAAGAAGTAATGGTGGAACTTGTATTCAAGGTTCTACTAAATATGAAAGTATAGTCAAGTTATTTAACAGACTATATGGTTATAAAAAGAAATATACACTTATGGAGCTTAAATTATGAAATTCTTACCAACCATTTTTAAAGTTTGGTTATTAAAACTGTTATATAAAGATATTGCATCTTTAGGGGATAGTGGAGATACGGAACTTGCACATATTAATAAAAAAGAGTCAGAATTATTAATATCAATTGGTGGGTCTGGCACTTTAAATACTGTAACTGGATTAAGAGAATATAAAGGCGGTGGGGGTGGTCAAACTTCTAATACTCAACAATCTATTGACCCTGCAATATTACCATATATAACTTATGGTTTAGAAGAAGCACAAGACCTCTATAAAGCACCTGGGCCAACTTATTACCCAGACCAAACTTATGTAGACCAATCAGCACAAACAACAGAAGCATTAGGATTGGCAGAAGCTAGAGCAAGAGCAGGCAGTCCACTTATTCCAGCAGCACAAGATCAAGCATTAAGCACAATACAAGGAGATAGATTATCAGCAACTAATCCTTATTTTGCATCTATGATGGCAAGTGCAGCCGAACCTGTTGTAAATGAATTTAATACAGCTATTAGAGATATAGGTTCAAGAACATCAGCATCAGGCAGATATGGTTCTGGAGCTATGGGTGAAATGGAGTCAAACGCATCACGAAATCTAGCAAATTCTTTATCTCAAAGAGGTTCAGAATTAGCCTATCAGAACTATGCTAATGAAAGAGCCAGGCAAGATCAAGCAATAGGAAGTGCTGGTGCTATAGCAGGACAAGATTATTCAGATATTCAACAACTAATGAATGTAGGCCAAGCACAGGAAGGTCAAAGTTTAAAAGCATTACAAGGTGATATAGATAGATATGATTATGGACAAAACGCACCACAACAAAAACTAGCATCTTATCTACAAGCAGCTTATGGAGCTCCAACACCAATGAACCAGACTACTACTTCAACAGGGGGTGGTAAATAATGGCTTGGTGGATTCCTTTAGCTATGGCTGCAGGTGGTTATGTAATTGATAAACAAATGGGTGGCAATGGAATGAAAGGTGCTTTACTAGGAGCAGCTGGTGGTGCATTTATGCCTGCTGGTGCAGGTTTAGCTTCTGGAACTGCAGCTACTACTGCTGGAAATGTTGCAGCTGGTGGAATATCTGGTGGCGTAGCTACAGGAACTGCTTTAGGTTCTGGTGGTATGGCATCAGCTCAAGGTATGGGATATTTAGGTGCTGGAGGTTCAGGATTATTAGGTGGAACTACTGCTGCTACTGCAAAAGCTATGGGTGGATATGGTAGTGGCTCATTAGGTGGTATGACAGGAACAGGATTTTCTGGAACTTCAGCTCCTGTTTTAGCAGGTTCTCCAGCATTAACAACAGCAGGTGGTACAGGTCTTTCAAATCCATATTTAGGAAATGCTTACCCATCTTCACTAACAACAGGTAGTCAAGGTGTTCCTACTAATAATTTAAGTAGTTTACTTACACAAGGTAAAGATTATATATCAGAAGGTATTAGTGATATGTCTTTTTCTGACAAATTAGGTGTAGGTATGCAAGCAGAGGGATTACTTAACAGACCAACACGCAGAGATCAATACACTGACATTCAACCATTAAATAGGAAACAATTTAATCAAGGAAATAATATATTAGAAACACAAGTACAAGATGGAATACCTGTTCCACCAGAAGAAGAAATAACAGAAGAAGAATACTATTCATTATTAAGAAATAAATAGGAAAAATACACATGGCAAACAATTCAAATTACTTTACTAATTTAATGAAAGATTTTGAAAATCCTTTCACTGGTGTAGGGGACTCTTTTAAAGACTTAAACATATTAGGTGCTTCAGCTCCAGAAGAATTTAAAGCAATGAAAACTGCTGGATTATTGTCAGATACAGAATATCAAGACGCAATAAACAAAGCTGATACGAGAGGTAAGCGTAGTGCAATTATACAAGGACTATTAGGTTTTGGTTTGCAAAATTTTGATAAAGGTTATGGTAGTGCTTTTGACCCAAGATATTTAAAAGCAGGATTAGCCGCAGCTATACCAGCAGCTCAAAAACCATTTGATAAGTTATCTTCTAATGTTATGAATATAGAAAAATTAAAATCATTTAAAGCAGCAAAAGATAAAGAAGTTAGTAGGCTTGCTATGATAAAAGATTTCCAATCAGGCAAATATGGAACTGTTGAAGATGGTACATTTACTAAAGAAGAAATGGCATTATTCCCACAACTAGGTATAGCTCAAATGTATGACATGGTAAAACCTAATGTTTATGCACCAAGTAATTTAAAAAAATTGCAATCTGATTTAAGCAAATTAACTCCAGGAACTAAAAGTTATAACGAAGTTCAAGGTGCAATAACTAAATTAACTACAAAAACAACTACTCCATCTAAATACCAAAAATTATTAGAAGAACAATCTAATTACGCTGAAGGAAGTAAAGAATGGAATAATTATCAACAAATAATAAACAATGAATTAAAAGGGACTAAAGGTGAAGTTAAAATTAAAAATCTTACATCTGATTTAATTAAAGAAGATTATAAAACCCTTAAATCCATGTATAGTAAATTAAAACCTGGTTTAGATTTAACAATATCAGAAGAAGATAAAAGGTTTATTAGTGATATGGCAAATAATATTCAAGCAGAAAATAAAACAATGCCTAGACAGCAAGCTCTTTCAGAAGCTATTAAAAAAATAAAAGCAGAAGAAAGTACAGAGGATTCTTGGCTTTGGGGTACTGATGATAATTTAAATCTAATTGTACCTAAACCATATACTGGTGGAACATCTATTGCTCCAGGTAAGGGTGAATGGGGAATAAAAAGAAAATAACAAGGATAATACATGGCACAATTTGAAATAACTTCTCCAGAAGGAGATGTATATGAGGTTACAGCTCCAGAAGGAGCAACAGAAAAAGAAGCATTAGATTATGCTAAAGCAAATTATACTCCTTTAGAACAAACTGAAAATATTGAATCAGCGACTGAACCAGAAAAATCAGAGTCTTATAAAGGCTCAAGATTGGATAGAGATGCTGAAGGTAATGCAATAGGAACTTGGGATGAAACACCTATTTTTGACCCAGTTACTAAAACCAATATTCCTAGAGTGGGAAATAAATTATTAAATAAAATTATTCCTCAACCTAAAAAAATACCTGCTCAACTTAAAAGACAGTTAGGACTAACAGTTAGAGGTGGTGTAGAAGGTTTGTCAAAGACAGGAGATTTTTTTGGATCACCAGTTAGAGGTGTATTAAATTTAGGACTTGATGCTAAAGATTATATAGCAAGAGGTGGTGGAGATAGAGTTTCAGATAAAGGTCTTGCCGATTTAATAGCTGGTGACTCATCTAAAAAAGAACCATTCAGAATTAAAACTCTTACAGAAGCAGTAGTAACACCTGGATTAAATTATCTTGGAGTTCCTTACGCAGAAGATAGTGGAGAAAGAATATCTCAATCAGCAATTGAGTTATTACCTCTTACAGGGGGAGTAAATACTCTTGCTAAACTATTTAGGCCAAGAACTACAATGGGGAAAAATATACAAAAAACTTTTGTAGAAAATCAAGGTAGACAACTAACAAGTGCTGGAATTGTTGGGGGAAGCCAACAATTTTTAGAAGAAAAAGGTGTAGGAATTGGTGGACAAATTGGATGGAGTCTTGCTTTAGGGATGTTTCCATTTGTAGGAATGAAAAGCTCTATAAACAAACCAATATATAAAGATAGAAATTTAACCAAAAAGAAAATTAAAAAAGCAGATGATTTGATTAATAATTATGAATACCACATAGCTCAAAACTTAAATGATGGATTAGATATAATTGTTGCATCTAAATTAGCAAGAGATGTGTTAAATATTTCACCAACAAAATTAACTCAAACATTAATTAATACTGATAGAGAAATTCCTACATTTTTAAATAGATACGGAATTTTAGATAATAAATTAATTAAGCAAAAAATAGAAACAAATCCTGCAAAAGGATATGAACCTGCTACTGGATTTTCTGGTTGGGTAAGTGATACACTATCTCCAGTATCTACAATAATAAAAAAATTATCTGAACCTGTAGGTAACCGATTAAGACTACATGATTTTTCAGAACAAATTAATATGAAAAGAAGGTTGGAAATTGTAAAGCCTTTTCTTAAAGTTCTTAATGAAATTAAAAAATCTGATTTACCTCTTTATAATGAATTAGAACGAAATTTAGATAATGGTTATCGGTATAAAGTAATTAACACATTAAATAATTTAAACCCTAAAATAATAAAGAAATTAAAAATGAGTCCAGAAGAAATAACTGATTCTTTTGCAAATACAAATAAACTTCTTGACACAATATTTACTGACCTTAAAGAGGTTGGTGTAAAAATAACAAGAAGGGGTGAATACTTCCCTAGAAAGGTTGATGATTTAGATGGTTATTACGCTAGATTAGGTATCGTAAGAGCAAATAATTTAAAAAAATTACTTGATAATAGAGCTGCAAAATTAGGATTAAAAGATGGTGAGGATGGAGTTTTAGCAAGAGATCAATTAGGATCTGATGAAGTTGCAACTATAATTAATAACTCTTTAAAAGGTCAAGGTGGAAATTCATTACAATTAGGTAAGCCAGGTTATTCAAAAGGAAGAACTGCTGGAGATGTAACTGAAGTAACTCAACCATATTATCAAGATGCAGTACATAGACTTCCTGATTATATTAAAAAAACTCAAAGAGAAATAGAATTAAGAAAATTCTTTGGTTCAGATGTAGTTGAAAATGAAATTGGAAAAATAGATATGTATGCGTCTATTGGAAAAATAATGGCTAAAGAAAAAGTAAATTTAAGTGAGAAATCGTTTAAAAAATTATCTGATTTATTGCAAGCAAGACTTATAAAAGGAGTGGTTTCATCAGACCCATGGGTTGGTACTTTTAAAGACATAACTTATTTAACAACGATAGCAAACCCATATTCTGCAGTTGTTCAATCAGGGGATATATCACAATCAGCAAATCAAACTAGTTTGCGTCATGCAGTAAGAGCATTGGTTGGGAAAAAGATAGCAAAATTAAGTGATGTAGGTCTTGATAATGTAATTACTGCCGAAATACAAAGTGAAAGTAGATTATCTTCTAAAGTATTAGATAAAGGTTTAGGGGTATCTGGCTTTAAAAGAGTAGATAAATTAGGAAAAGAAACAACTATTAATGCTGCTTGGAATGAAGCTCGTGATTTATTTAGTCCTAAAGTAATAAGTAAGGCTGCAGCAAAAAATAGAGAAAATTCAAAGATTCTTTTTAGAAATAAATGGGGTAAAGTTTATGGTGATGAGTACCAAGCATTTGAAACTGCATTAAAATCTGGTGAATTAACAGATAATGTAAGACTATTTATGTGGCACAAATTATCTGATACACAACCTATATCTTTATCAGAAATGCCTTTGCATTATTTGAATATGAAAAATGGTCGTGCATTTTATGCCCTGCTATCATTTACTATAAAGCAATTAGATATTATGAAAAGAACTATTATAGACGAAGCCGCTAAAGGAAATGTAGGAAAGGCTACTGTTGGAGCTACTAGATATGCAGCTATAGTTGGTGGTGGAAATACTGTAGTTGAATTAGCAAATGATGTTGGTAAAGGAAGGAATATTAATATAAATGAAATTCCACAAAAATGGTTATTTAATATACTTAAAAACTTTGGTATTAGTGAATACGCATGGGATAAAAGTTTATCTCATGGTAGTATTTCAGATTGGGGTGGGGATTTATGGATGCCACCAGGAGCAGTTCTTGCTCCAGTAGAAGATGCGATGAGATTGTACCACAAAGCAATGAACAAAGATGAAGAATTAACTGTAGATGATTTCTTAAGATTCTTTAGAAAATTCCCTCCAGTTGGTAGTCCTGTACATCATTTGTTGGGTGAAGGAGCTGAAAAATATAATGAGAGAATGGACAGAGATGCTGGTTTACCAATATCAGATTTTCTTGGAATTGACCCAATAATTGAAAACCCAATAAATTTAAGGTAATTTTAAATGACTGATATAAACCCTATAGAGTTTGGCAAAATGAAAGAACAGATCGAACACCTGCAAAAAGGCCAAGATGAATTAAATAAAGATATGAAAGAAATGCTTGCCCTTGCCAATCAGAGTCGTGGTGGCTTTTGGGTTGGAATGTCAATTGCTGCATTTATCGGTGGGTTAATATCTATAGTTATTAGGAATTGGATGCAGTAATGAATATTCGCCAAAAATCTTTTGATAAGTTATTTGGTAAACCAGTAATAATTACATTGGCAGTATTGGCAGCACTTCCAATTACGCCTATTATTTTATTTTTAATTTATGGATGGGTTAAATAATGATACAAGCAATTATAGGACCAGTCGCAGCATTACTAGATAAATTTATACCTGATGCTGACACTAAAAACAAACTAGCACATGAGATAGCAACACTCGCAGAAAGACAAGTACATGAAATAGCATTAGCACAAATAAAAGTAAACCAACAAGAAGCTAAAGGAGCATGGTTTCAAAGAAACTGGCGACCAGCTTGTGCTTGGGTTTGTGTTGCAGGATTTGGAGTTAATTTCTTGATCTCACCACTGTTAGCACCTTTTGGAATTATTGTTCCTCAAGCAGACACAGCAACCATGATGCCTGTTTTAATGGGTATGTTAGGTCTAGGTGGATTAAGGAGTTTTGAAAAGAATAAAAGCATTACTA